TACGATATTGCCGGTAATACGGATGTATTTCGTTGAACTGGAATTTTCATCATGAAGCGAATAGAAACCGTTAAGACGTAAAAAGTAGTGAAGGCAGTCCGCGTCTATATTGTGATCCCATTGCCGGGATTTCTCGTTAAACTTGGAATACCAGAATTTGGCGGGCATGGCAAGCGTCATAAGGTTACGGAAATCTTCGTTCTTGCTTCTTAATTCCATGAAGTCCCGGAAGTCCTTACGCGGTTTGCCCCGCTGGTCCCGGTAAGTGGTAAGCCAGGCCGGTAGCCAGATCGTGTGGATATCAATAAAGCGTAATGCAAGTTCCGTACCCTTCACCCTGCCCGTCGTGTCGATATCGGGTATGTTATACAGGACTTCAACGTATTTCATGATCTCCTTGTAATCCTGTTCGGAAAGTTTATACGTCTCCGAATTAAACCAGATCGGGGAAAAGCCCAACGATTTAACGCACAGGGCGTCGCGCTCTCCGGAACATATAAACGCCTCCTGCAGCTTCTGCTCCTTATAGGGCTTTTCCGCATTGGCCGGATTCTTTTTAAAGGCGGCTTCCTCCCTGGAATTAAATTCCCGGTATAAGGCTTTCAGTTCGGAAAGGCCGTTTATATAGTCTTTCGGCTTGACACCTTCCGGAGTGTAGGAAAAACGCCATTGCTTGTCCGGATTCAAAGGCTCGTATATTTTATAGAACTTCACTTCGGGCGTGTCGCCTTCGGCCGGTTTTACCAGACATTCGCGCATAAAGATAGGGTATGTCGCAGTCGCGTATTTATAGGTTACCT